CACGTCTGCACGCGGCGCCCGAAACCAGCGAAGGGAGGCTTAGTTTATGGGCCGCAGACCAGTACCTACCGCGATTCTGAAGTTTCGAGGCAGCGAGAAGGGCCACGCCAGGGCGCCGGAGCCGCAAGGCAGCGACGGGACGCCGCTGATGCTGCCCGATGTCGCGTCGGATGACATCGCTCGCCGACACTTCGATCGCATCATCGAGGACCTGCGCCGCATGGGTCTGTACGCCTGCGAGGACTACAAGGCGCACAACGCGCTGGCGATGTACCAGGCCGAGTTTGAGCGCATGGCTGCTGCCTGCCGGGAAAAGGGGCTGGTACTTGAAACGGCGCAGGGGTCGTATATCTCTCCGTGGAAGAAGGCGCGTGACGAGGCGAGGGCCGAGGTCATGCGTCTGTCGAAGGAGTTCGGGCTGACTCCTGCGTCGCGCGTCGGTCTTGTGGGTTCAGGAAAGTCGAAGGGGGATGCCTCGGGCATCGAAGCGCTCCTCAAACCCAAGACGGCCTAGGCTCGCACCTGTTGCGGGCTTCAGTGCTTCGGCCACCGCCGCGAAGGGCGACTGGTTCGATGTGGACGAGCTGCAGCGCCTCGACACTTTCTTCGGCCTGCTGACGCACCAGAAGGGTGTGTGGGCTGGCAAGGCGTTTTCCCTGCTGCCGTGGCAGCGCGACCTGCTGGGTGCCCTGCTCTGCTGGAAGAAGGCCGACGGGACGCGGCGCTTCACCGACGCCTACATCGAGGTGCCGCGCAAGAACGGCAAGAGCACGTTGGTAGCCGGGCTCGCGCTCTACATGCTGCTGTGCGATCGCGAGCCGGGCGCCGAGGTCTACTGCTGCGCGAGCGCCCGCGACCAGGCCGCGATCGTCGGCGACGCATGCAGGCAGATGGTGCAGTCGAACGCGGCGCTCGCGAAGAGCGTCGAGGTGTTCCGCAACGTGATCACCTTTGGCAACTCGAAACTCGAGATCCTCTCGAGCGACGCAGGCACGAAGCACGGCAAGAACGCGAGCTGCATCGTGTTCGACGAGGTGCACACGTTCCCAGACCGTGACCTGTACGACGCGATGGTGACCTCGATGGGCGCCCGCCAGCAGCCCCTTCGGGTGTCGATCACGACTGCCGGGCATGACCGCAACAGCCTGTGCTGGGAACTGCACGACTACGCGGAGAAGGTGCGCTCGGGCGTGGTCGAGGACCCGAAGTTCATGCCGGTGCTGTTTGGCGCACCCGTCGATGATGACTGGAAGAGCCCGAAGGTGTGGCGCAAGGCGAACCCGTCGCTCGGGATCACGGTGTCCGAGGATTTCCTCGCGGCCGAGTGCTCCAAGGCGAAGGAGTTGCCCTCCTACGAGACCGCCTTCCGGCAGCTCTACCTGTGCCAGTGGACCGAGAGCAAGCAGGTCTGGATCAGCGCTGACTCGTGGAACGCCTGCTATTCGAGCGGGTGCGACCCTGATGCGCTGCTGGGGCGCGAGTGTTGGATGGGCCTTGACCTCTCGACCACAACGGACCTGTCGAGCCTGAGCCTGTGCTTCCCGCTCGCGGACGGGTCGGTCGATGTGCTGTCCTGGTCGTGGTGCCCAGAGGATGGCATCCGCCGGCGCAGCCGCAGCGACCGCGCACCCTACGAGGTCTGGGCCGCCAAGGGATGGCTGCAGCCGACGCCTGGCGCGGTCGTGGACTACGACTTCATCGGGCACAAGATCCGCGATCTGGTGAAGCGCTATAACGTCAAAGCGGTTGGCTACGACCCGTGGGGCGCGACGCAGCTGGCGTCGCAGCTCTTCGCCGAGGGCGTCCCCATGATCGAGGTACGCCAGGGCTACCGCACCCTGAGCGAGCCAGCCAAGCGCCTCGAAGCGCTCGTGCTCGGCCGCAAGCTGCGCCACAACGACAACCACTTGCTCACCTGGGCCGTGTCGAACTGCGTGCTCGACATCGACCCGGCTGGAAACGTGAAGCCATCCAAGGCATCGAGCACCGAGCGCATCGACCCGCTCGCGGCTCTCGTCACCGCTCTCGCGACCTGGCTGCACCAGAAGACCGAGACCGGCCCAAGCGTCTACGAGGAAAGGAACATCGAATGGGTCTGATCGACATCGTGCGCCGCTATCTCGGCCCCACCCCACCGCGCTCTGACTTCGAGGACACCGTACCGATCGGGCAATCCTCAAGCGGCGCCGTGCAGAGTTACGTTCAGTCGTACTCGTACACCGGCGAGGCCATCACGCCCGCGAGAGCGCTGGAGAGCCCGAGCGTCTACGCCTGCGTGCGACTGATCGCATCAAGCATCGCCAGCCTCCCGTGGGACGTGCTGCAGGAGACCGACGATGGAAAGATCGCGGAGAACAATCACCCGCTCTACAGCCTGCTGAACTACGAGGTGAACGAGGATGTCGGCGCTCTGCAATGGCGCGAGAAGGTCATCAGCGACGTGCTGCTGACCGGGAACCACTACTCGTACATCTACCGCGATGCGACCGGGCGCCCGGTCTCGCTGGAGCCCCTGCGACCTGACTACGTTGCGGTCTACCGCGACGGTCAGAACCAGCCCTACTACCAGGTCTGGACTGGCAAGTACACGGGCAGCAACGCCGAGAAGGCGATGCGCCGATTCCGGGCCTACGACATGTTTCACGTCGTTGGCGCCACCACCTTCGATGGCGTGCTCGGTGTGCCTCCGATTCACCTGATGCGCGACGTGATCGCTCTGGAGTTGGAGATCACCGAGTTCATCACGCGGTTCATCTCGAACAACGCAGTCCCAGCGGGCACGCTCAAGATGCCTGGGCGTCTGAGCCCGGACGCATCGAAGCGCCTGCGCGAGGCGTGGCAGGCTGCCCACGGCGGCGCCAGCCGGGCTGGCCGCGTGGCCGTGCTCGAAGACGGGCTCGAATACAAGCCCATCACGAACTCGATGAAGGACAACGACCTGATCGAGATGCGCAAGTATTGCCGCCAGCAGATCGCGGCGATGTTTCAGGTGCCTGCCCACAAGATCGGCGACACCGACAGCACGTCATACAACGCAGCAGAACAGAGTGACTCTCAGTTCGTCAAGCACGCGCTGGCATCGTGGGCATCAAGGCTGGAGCAGGAGGCGGCGCGCAAGTTGATCATGCGCGGCGAGCCGTACTGCACCCGCATCAACTTCGACAGCCTGCTGCGGGCTGACATGAGCACTCGATTCGGCGCCTACGCGGTAGGCATCACGAACGGTGTTCTGACGGTCAACGAGGCCCGCGCACGAGAGGGGCTCAAGGCTGTCGATGGCGGCGACCAGATCCGCGTACCGCTCAACACCGCAACGCCAGGCTTCCAGCAGCCGACGGCCCCTTCCGTGCCGCCGTCTGAGGACCTTGAGCCCGAGGAGGTCGAGGAGGTGCCAGCAAGCGTGGACATCGACGCCGAGGACGCCGAGGAGCAGACCGAGCGCGCCCGCGAGCTGCTTGCGGCGGCCCATCGCACCGCGGCTATCGCAGCCGTGCGTCCTGCGGTTGAGGGCGCCTACAAGCGGCACCTCACCCGGGTGAGCGAGTACCTGCTCAAGCAGCGGACCCAAGCCAAGCTCGACAAGTGGGCACCCCCCATCGACTGCCTTGACGCCGACCTGCGCGACGTGGTGGCCGGTCTGGGTCGCCTGCTCGGCGACGAGGCGAAGGCGGTGAAGGTGCTCGACGAGGCGCTCGTGCGCCACGCTCGGCACCTGCGTCGCAGTGTCGGCGAAATCGGACACCTGAGCGATTCGCTGGCTGGTTGGAACACGCTCCCGGGTTCAGCGGCTACCGAGCTGCTCGACCTGGTGCGCATCGAAGTGCTCAACGAACCCATTCTGGAGGACACCAATGCACAAGCCTGAAACCCGTGCCCTGGGCACCCTGAGCGAGGCCGCCGACCTGAAGGTGCGCGGCTATGCGGTGACGTGGGAGAGTTACGACATGGGTCGCGAGATGGAGCGCGTGGACCCGACGGCGTTCGACCGGGCCCTTGAGGACGCCGGAGACATCGCCCTGCTGTGGAACCACGACACCGGCAAGCCGCTGGCCCGAGTCCGGGCTGGCAACCTGCGGATCTGGACCGACGAGAAGGGCCTCGGCTTCGAGGCCACCCTGCCTGACACCGCGACCGCCCGCGAGGCTCACGCGCTCGTCGAGAGCGGCGTGGTGAGCCAGTGCTCGTTCGGTTTCATGGTGCGCGATGAGCGCTACGAGAAGGGTGACGGGAAGCCCGTGCGGGTGATCCTCGACGCCGACCTGCTGGAGCTGTCGCTCGTGACCTTCCCAGCCAACCCCACGACCAGTGTGGAGGCCCGGGAAGCCGCCCAGAGCGATCCGGTGCGTCGGACCCTGCGACTGGCCCCGCCGATGTGATGGGGTCTTGCAGAGGCATTCTGGCGTGTGAGAATGCCTCCTAATCGAATAGCACCGCAAGCAGCGGGCCATCGCCTAGTGCGATCCGACTGCGAGCGAGGCAAGCCTCCGTGACAGCCCTCGTGGCGCACTGGCCTGCAGGCGTTTGGAACTGAACCCCCCAACCGCTGCGGCAGTGCGCCATTTTTTTGGCCCGTCGCAGCGCTCAACCGGAGACTGCGATGGCTGACAAATCAATCCTGGACCGCGGCGGCGAGGAATACCGCAGCCTGTTCCAGAACTACCTGCGACACGGCACAAGCCGCCTGACTGACGCCGAAGTTCGTGCGCTTTCCAACAGCGGCACGGGTCTTGGCAACGTCATCGCCCCCACGGGCTGGTCGGACTTCATCGAACTCTCGATGCGCCAGGACACGATCCTGAGCCGCGTCCGCAAGGTGACGACCGCTGGCAAGTTCACCGTACCGATCAACGTCGCGGACGCAACGGTCAACACGAACCAGACCGAGACCAACATCGGCACGGAGGCTTGGACCTCTGGTACCGCTCTTGCCCTGCCTCAGCAGGGAAGCGGTGGCAGCACGACCTACACCTTCAGTCTCAAGAAGGTCACCGCCTGGACCAAGGTCACCAACGAGATCCTCGAAGACTCGACCGCGGCGGCCAGTATCGAAGAGTTTGTTCGGGCTGAACTTGTTGCCGAACTGATCACGCAGATCAATTCGCAGATCCTGATCGGCGACGGCAGTGCCGGTTGCCAGGGCGCATTCAACTCGGCCAAGGCGTATAGCCGCACGGCGAGCACCGGCATCGCAACGACGAACAAGCCCAGCGACATCCTTGCCGCAGCCTGGGCATCCACCAACAGCGCGCTCTCGCCGCTGGCCTTTGAGTCTTGGAAGAACTCGGTGGCGGTCATCAACAGCCGACTCACGGGTTCGTTCGACTCGACGTTCTTCCCCCCGCTGTTCCCGCTGTTTGCCGGAAACATGCAGGAAGGCACGTCGGTCGAGGGCTTGCCGACCGTCTACCACCGCCTGAGCAACACGACGCCAGCGGCCGGTGACACGTTGGTCATGTTCTTCGACCCGACCAAGTACCTGCTGGCGACCTCTTTCCGAGGCTTCAGCGTCACACGTCTCAACGAGACCTATGCAGGAAACGACCAAACGGCATTCGTCGCCAGCGTGCGAGCGGACGGTTGCCTGCTTCACACCAGTGGCGTGCTCAACGTGAACCGCGCCTGATCCACCCGCACGCAAGGAAAGGAACCCATGAAGAACTACAAGGAACTGCGGGAGGGCAACGATGCCCGCTACCGCGAGATGCAGCAGATGATCGAGGCGGCCAACGCCAACGGCGGCGACATGAGCGCCGACGAGACCAAGCGCTTCGACGAGCTGGACGCCGAGTACCGCCGCGTCCAGAAGCAGATCGAGCGCAACCACACCCTGATGAACCTTGCCGCTGAGGACAAGAAGACGGGCTGGGTGGATGTGGGCCCCGACGCGCCCGAGCTGCGCAAGGCTCCTGCTGCCAAGGAGACCAACCAGCGGGCTCCTCGCTTCGGCGACTTCCGCTGCAGCGACGAGTACATCAAGGCGTACGAGAGCTACCTCAAGCGCGGCGAGCACACGCCGGTGGCCGAGATGCGCGCTCTCAGCGAGGGCGGCACGGGCCTGGGCGACATCATCCCGCCGACCGAGTTCCACAACCGCATGTACGAGATCCTGCAGAAGATGGTGGTTTTGCGTCAGATCTCGACCGTCATGCCGCTGGGTTCGTGGAAGCGCGACATCGTGATCGAGCGTGCGCTCGCCAGCGTCAACTGGACCGCGGAAGCCGCATCGATCACCGATTCGCTTGCGACCAATCCGACCTTCAGCAGCACGGTGCTGCAGCCTCGCAAGCTGGCGGGCCTCGCCCGCGTCAGCCGCGAACTGCTTGATGACGCTCCCGCTCGTGGCGCTGGCTTCTCGGTCGAGTCGATCATCACCAACTCGTTTGCCAAGTCGTTCGCGCAGACCGAGGAGCAGGGAATGCTCGTGGGCACCGGCGCTTCCGGCCAGCCGACCGGCATCCTGACCATCGCATCAAACGGCCCGAGCGTTGGCAAGCAGGTCGCCTCGAACACGGCCATCACCGCGAAGGAAGTGATCGAATGGGTGTACAGCCTCGGACGCGAGTACCGCTCGCACCCGAGCGCGGCGATCCTGCTGTCTGATACCGCGCTCGGTTACATCCGCAACGCGGCGGCCACGGCTGCCACGACGCAGCTCGGCTACTTCTGGCAGCCTTCGGGCCAGCTGGGCGAGCCCGACAGGATCATGGGCATCCCGGTCTACTGCAGCCATTACGTCCCGGCTCCCGCAACCACCAGCCAGGGCTTCGCCTCTGGCGGCGGCATCTGCGGCATGATCGGTGCGTTCGACTACTGCGTCATCGGCGAGCGCTCGGGCTACACCCTGCGCGTGCTCAACGAGCTCTATGCCGCGTCGGACGAGGTGGGCTACGTCGCCACCAACCGCGTGGACATCAAGCTCACCAACATGAGCGCGTTCAGCTACCTGCGCGGTGCGGCCAGCTGATCCGGTGAGTGAGTGACTACAGCCCTCTGGGGAGGGAAACCTCCCCAGGGGATTTCGAGGCAGCGATGAAGGTCAAGATGCTCGAATCAGTCGGGATGGCGGACGATGGCTACGCGCAAGGCCAGGTCTACGACCTGCCCGACACGCGAGCCATCGAGTTCATGTCGCTTGGCTGGGCCGAGCGCGCAGAGTTTCACCCGGACCAGCCGGAGGCATGCGTGAAGCCTGAGTGCTGTCGGGCTGTGAAGAAAGGGGCTCGGCGATGAGGGGCAACAGCTACGTCCCATTCATGCTTCGCCGCGGCGACGGCTCCACGCTCTCGCTGGACTTCACGTCGATGAGTTCGCTGGACTCGCGGTTCACGTTCAGCAGGAGCAGCGCGACGAGCACCTACATCAACAGCAGCGGGCTGGTGACAACGGCTGGCACGAATGTCCCTCGCTTCGACTACGACCCGACCACGCTTGCGCCGCGCGGGCTGCTGATCGAGGGTAGTGCGACGAACCTGATGACATACAGCGAGGACTTCAACGCTGCTGCGTGGACGGATACCAGCATCACGCGAGCCACAGGAAATGCTGATCCGGCTGGTGGAACGACTGCGGTGCGCTTCACGGCATCGGCGGGCAATGCAACGGTGATTCGTGCTGCGGCCATCGGCACATCGTCAGAGCGGACGTTCAGCGTGTGGCTGCGCCGCGTGACTGGTACAGGGAACATCCAATACACGCAGAACAACGGTACGAACTGGACTACGCAGGCAATCACATCAACTTGGACGCGGTATTCGTTCACGCACACGGTCGATCATCGGGTCGGAATCCGCATCGTGACGAGCGGCGACGCCATCGAAATGTGGGGCGCACAACTTGAGACAGGCTCCGGCGCATCCTCGTACATCCCTACGGGCGCAAGCACCGTGCAGCGGGCGGCGGATGATTGCTTGATCGACAACATCAGCACCGCTTTTGGATTCAACGCTTCCGCTGGCACCATCTTGATCCGCTACGGCGACCGCATCAGCACTGGATCAAATCGCGCATACACATTTCTTCCCGCCAGCGGCAGCAACAATCAGATGTTCGAGGGTTCTGGTGTTGCGTTCAACGTGTTTGCTGGCGGCTCATTCACCGCACAAATTGGTTCTACATCACCAAGCGCGGGTCGGGTCTGTGCCGCATATGCAGCCAATGACTTCGCGGTATCCGTGAATGGTGGAGCGGTGGCAACCGACACTAACGGAGCCGTTGCATCATCTCTCACGAGAGTGAGTCTTGGTGGAAGTGCTGTCAACGCTGCTGGCTATAACTTCGGCCCAATCGCTGTGTTCAAGTATTGGCCCACCCGTCTCTCGAACGCAACCCTTCAGGCTCTCACAGCATGATCGACTACTACCTCCGAGCAAACACCGAGGCCGCGATGGCGAATGCGTTCCTCGCGGCAGGCATCACGATCTCAAACACGGACGGGCAGATCATCGACGGCACCGTGATCGACTACAACGGCATCCGGCTTGATCTCGGCTGGATCGGCCCGGTGACCCGCATCGTGGACGAGGAGCCTGTGACCGACTCGCGCTTCCACGCGAACCTGCGCGTGTCAGGTGAACTGCCGCCGGAGGTGCTGGCGGAACTGCCAATCCTTGATCCGCAGCCTGCGGTTCCGATGAGGGTGTGGGCGTGAACCAGAACATGCGCACCAACCTGACCGACAACGGCGCATCCGCGGCCGTGGTGACTGCGTCTGAGTTCAAGACCCACGCCCGCATCTACCACACCCAGGACGATGCCTACATCGCCACGCTCATCCTGAGCGCCACCCAGGTGATCGAGGCCGAGACCCGCCGGGCTCTCATCAACCGCTCTTTCGCCTATCAGCTCGAAGGCTTCCCGGCGGATGGCGAGATCATCCTGCCTCGGTCGCCGCTGTCGAGCGTCACCAGCGTGACCTACACCGACACCGCAGGCGCCACGCAGACGCTGGCTTCAAGCGTCTACCACGTCTACAGCGTCAACGGCGTCGGCCGGGTGGTGCTGCGCACCGGGTCCAGCTGGCCGACCACCCTTGGAACAGGCGCCCTGGACGTGACGGTGAACTTCGTGGCCGGGTACGGCGCCACTGCGGCCAGCGTGCCGGTGGCTCTCGGCCACGCCGTGCTCCTGCAGGCGACGCACATGTACGAGAACCGCACGGCGGTCGGACCGGCGCAGCTCCACGAGATCCCGCGCACCGTCGAGCGCCTGATCGTGCAGTACCACTCGGGGGACTATCAGTGAACCCGGGCTACATGCGAACGCCGCTGGAGGTTATGACTCCCACCGAGGCGACCGACGCCTACGGGCAGTCCACGAGCACCTACGCCGTGGTCGCGACCGTCTTTGCTGCCGTGAACGAGGCGAGCGCAGACGAGAAGATGAACCACCGCCAGATGAATCAGGTGATCACCCACCGGATTCGCGCCAGGTGGCACCCTGACATCACGCACAAGTGCCGCCTGCGCACCGTCGCAAACACGGCCGGAATGTCCGTCACCGCCTGGGACGTGGTGAGCGTGATCAACTGGCAGGAGCGCCGCGAGTACATGGACATCGTTTGCAGGCAGGTGATCGCATGATGTCCTTCAACGCGAACATCGATGGCGTCGAAGCGCTCGTCAAGCAGCTGCAGGAGATGAAGCCCAAGGCGCTGCACAAGACGCTGAAGGATCTGCAGGTCAAGGCTGTCGAGCCGATCCACAATCGTCTGCTCGTCCTCATCTACAACATCGTCGGCAAGCACGACAACGAAACGCCCGAGCGAGCGCTCCAGCACCGTTGGCGCCGCAACAAGCGCGGCAGGCCGGTCAAGTACAGCCGCCTCTTCATGATCCGCCAGCTGCTGAAGACCCCCATCACGGGTCGCAGTGCGTTCGGTCTGAAGTGGGGCGTCTTCCCGCAGAACAACGGATCCTTCGCTCGCGTCAAGATCTGGAACCCCGGCCTGCACCTGATCGACCGCGGCCGCGGAAAGACCCGCCCCTATGTCGGCTGGAACAAGTTGGGCAAGATGCTAGCGGGTGAGGTACAGGGCAGCGTGCTTCCGTCGTTTGTTCAGCGGCTGAAGATCAGCCTGCAGGCGCACATCTATCTGCTGAACGCAAAGCAGCGCGGCACGCTGAGGAAGGCAGCATGAGCGCCATCGTCGCCGCTGTCGTTCGTGACGCACTGACCTCAAGCGCCGCAATCACGACGCGGGTGTCCACCCGTATCTATGCCTCGTATCGACCGGCTACGGCCCTGCCAGCCATCGTGATCACGTTCGCAAACGACCGGGACGTGAGCCCCAGCATCGGCCGCACCGATCGCCTGCGCCGCATGAATGTCACCGTGGACTGCTTCGCGGCAACCCTGCAAGCCAGTCGCCTCCTCGCTGAGGACGTGCGGGTCGCCCTTCACGGCGCAGCTGGAACCGGCCGCGGAACCACGCAGGTGTTCGAGATCCGCGTGATCAGCGCCGAGACCGAGTACGACCTGGGCGCCGAGGGCACAGAGCCCGAAACGCACATCACGACTGTCCAGGCCGAGTGCACCTATCGGAGCCCGGCTGTGTCACCAGTAACCATCACCGACCCAACGGGTCCTGTTCCATAAGGAGAGCACATGGCAGCATTCACCAGTTTCGGATCGACCCTGAAGGTCGGCGCGCTCAACGCTGGCGCGTATCAGGCACCGACCCTTGCGGTCGGCGAGATCCTGTCGATGAACGTGGACGGGATGACCCTCAACCCTGTCGAGATCACGACGATCACCGACCGTTTCCGCAAGTTCACCCCCGGCCTGATCGACTCCGGCAGCATCAGCCTCGAAGTGAACCTCGACCCGGATGACGCCCAGCAGGCGACCATCATCGACCAGCTCGACGCGAGCGCCGGCACGACTGCTCCGGTCAACCTGTCTTGGCTGGTGGAGTTCGGATCGAGCACCAACAAGGGCGCCACCATGAGCGGCATCGGCATGGTCACTGCGATGTCCGTCAAGGGAAGCCTTGACGCGGCCGTGACCGCCAGCATCACGATCAAGTGGTCGGGTGCCGTGACCTTCACCGACGTGGACTGATCCATGAGCAACCTTCGAGAACGATTCTTTGCCCTTCGGGCGTCGGTCCCTTCGGAGACCGTCGAGATCACCGGCGTCGGTCAGGTCGAGGTGCGTGGCCTGACCGCCGCCGGGCGGGACGAGTGGGAGACCCGCCTGTTCAACGGACGGGCCAAGAACCTGCGCAACGTCCGCGCCAGCCTTGTTTCGCTGTGCGTCTACGAGAACGGCGAGCGGGTCTTCAACCCCAACGACATCGAGGCGATGGGAGAACTCCCCGCGTCCGTGATCGACCGGCTCTACGACATCGCGACCAGGTTGAGCGGGATCGGGGTCTCGGATCAGGAGCGTGCCGAGGGAAACTGACGGAGCGCCCGCTACGCATGTTCATGTTCCGGCTAGCGCTGGCGCTCGGGATGACGGTCGAGGAACTAGGCGAACGCATGAGCAGCAAGGAACTATCAGAGTGGATCGCGTTCAACGCCATCAGCCCCATCGGGGATGAGCGCGGCGATCTGCAGGCCGGGATCGTTGCAAGCGTCATGGCGAACTGCCATCGGACCAAGGGCCAGCCATTCAAGCCCGTGGACTTCATGCCCTTCGTGAAGAATGACAGCACACCCGAGGCAGCGCTCACGCAGCTGCGCAAGACGATGAAGAAGGAGCCCCGCTAATGGCAGCCGCCTCGTCCAAGATGGAAGTCCAGCTGAACCTCCTGTGGGCGCAGTATGAGCGCGGATTGGCGGAAGCTGAGCGGGCAACACAGCAGCGCACTTCCAGAATGGGCGCAATCTTTGACAAAGCCGGCAAGTCGTATGGCAAGGCAATTACCAAGAGCATCGTCGGCATGTTTGGGATTGGCCTGGCTGACGATCTCACCAAGGGCATCATCGAGTCGTTGAAGAATCCGATGTTTGAAAGCGCTGGGGAAAACATTTGGTACTCGGTTCGAGAAGGATTTGCGAAGGCCATGAAGAACGTGCCAATCGCTGGCGCTTTGGGGCAAGCGCTTGGCGACGCGGTTACCGAGTTTTTCAATCCCGGGCAGTCGTCAATCGAGCAAAGAATTGCTGACAGCAGGCTCGTTGCTGCAAAGCGAGGCGATGGACTGCAAGGCTTTGGTCGATCACTGAAGGACCTTGAGTATCAACGCTCGCTTGTTGAGGCTGTCAATGATGACGAACGGGTTCGTCTTCAAAGGCAACACGAGATATCTCGTGTTCTGACAGAGGCAAGCAAGAAACTGATTGAGCAAGGTTTCTCCGTAGCCGAAACCCGAGACCTCGTTCAGCAGATGGAGGATGCGTACAAGCGCCTCTACGCAGCCCAAGACGCCCAGCAAGAGCGCCTTGAAAGAGACAAGTACTGGGAGACGTTCTGGGAGGACTATTTCGACGGGATTGAGTCGGCTGCGGACTATTGGGATGACTTGATGTCCACCATCTCCAATGGCGTCGAGCGAGAGATTCAAAGCGCTGCACGGGAGCGCGAAAAGCTGCTCGAAGATGTCATGGAGGAACGTGGCCGAATACAGGGCGCATCAAATATCTCCAGCATCGGCACCGCCGTGGGCGGCGTCCGCGTCGCTGGCGCCATCGACTACAGCAGCGAGCGCATGGCTACCAACCTGGAGCGGATTAGGGACATTGATGCGAAGATCGAAGACAACACGCGCTATCTGCGGGAATTGAGGGCTAACTGATGGCCGTCGTATTCAGTCTGCAAAACCAGAACGTGGTGTACGACCGGGATCAGTTCACCGGCACGGCCACCTACAACGTCCGCGACGATGCTGGTGCACTCCTGACCACCCAAGCGATAATCAGCAGCGCCGCACTGACCACCGTGCTAGGTTCGGCTGCGACCACAGGAAGCGCGCTGAACTCGTTTGGCACTTACCTCAACGGGACAGGCTCGGGCACCTCCAGCTTCTCGAAGTTGAACTACAGCGGCTACACGCTGGCCAACACGGATGGCGGGATGGCCTGGACGCTTACCGTGAACTTCGGATCGGCGCAGAGTTCCTACGTTCCAAGCGCCGCGGCAAAGGACATCACGCCGGAGAATCAGCCGGGCTTCACGGCGGTCGAAATGGACATCGGCGCCGCGATCGTCCCCACCTTCCGGGTGAACAACTACACGCTCCCTTCCGGCGGCAGCATCAACACCCCGGGCGAGAGCGACATCGGCGGCACGCCTGTCGATCAGGCTGGCGAACCCATCGACGCCTTCGTTTCGACCATCCGATTCACGCTGCGCAACGTGATGAACGGTCGGCCCACGTCATCGCTGCTCTCCGCGATTGCATCGCAAACGAACACCCGCAACAGCACGAACGTGACCATCGCCGGTTTCACATGCGGCGCCGGGACGCTCCTGTTCACCGGCGCGCAGATTTCGCGGGTAGGACCGAACGCCTACGAGATCACCTACTCGATGGCCTATGACAGGGACTACCACCTGCGGCAGATCGCGAAGGTGGATAGCACGAAGCAGGTGGTCCTGGGCATCATTTCGGGCGGGTCGCTGACAACCACGGCGGCGACGCTGGACGCCAACCCGGACTCTCCGAGATACGCGGGCCAAGTCATGTGGCGCCAGCCATTCCCGGGCGTTACCGATTTCTCTGGTCTCGTGAGCTGGTTGCCGTAATGCCACGCCTCGGCGCCACCAGCACCGGCAAGGTCGGCCCGCTGACACCGGGTCAGGTTCGCCATCTGGCGCGCGAAACCAACCGCCCGCAGCTCAAGGGACGCCAGGCACCCACGGCGCAGCAGGCCGACTGGTTCATCGCAAAGATCAAGACCACCCCCGTGCTCCTCTCCGGCTCGACCACCCGCTGGCGTTACGCCTGGGAGGAGGTCGTGCTCAAAGACGACAACACGGTTGTCACCCCCGCCACGCGCCGCGCCAACGGAACGGACGCCACGACCTACGCCATCAACCTGTGCGAGCTGTGCCAGGCAGGCGCCTCGCCGACCAAGGTCGGGCCCGGCGTGACCATTTCGACCATCCCGGCTGGATTCACGCTGCAGCCGATCGCCGCGAATACCTGCGTGATCATGTACGCCCTGCGCCGAGCCAGCGGGAAGCAGCTGTTCTGCTTCTCCATGCCAAACGCCATCGACGGCGCCTGCACCATCTGAGGTACTCCATGAGCCCCACCCCCATCGGACCACGTCACCAGACATCCCTCCCGCTCGCGACCGCTATCAGCGTTGCCCAGTTGGGAGTCCTGGTCATCGGCGTCGCCACGGTCTTCGTCACGCTCGGGCGCCGAGACGCGGTTGTGGATCGGCTGCACAGCGACATGGGCGAGCTGCGTGCCATTGCGCAGGAACTGGTGAAGAGTCAGGTGCTCGGAGCGGCCAACGACAAGAGCCACGAGGATGCCCTCAGGGCCGTCTCAGCCAGGCTGGACCGTATGGAGTCGCGCCCGTGAGGATCGCGCTGGCGGGTCTCCTGATGCTTTTAGCGGCCTGCAGCCCGTCGAGGCAGATCGCGGAGGCTGCGAACTCGACCCAAACCGAGGCAGTCTCGATCCGGTCTGCGGCGTTGAAAATCGAAGCACTGACCGCCAACCCGACCGTGAAGGCCCACGCCATCGAGATCGTCGGCCGGGCCGACACCATTGTGCAAAATGCAGCGACTATCCACACCGTGCTGCCGGGCGTCGAGGATCAGGTGCCCTGGTGGGCTGCCCTCTTGCGGTGGCTTGCCGGGGCTGTAGTTGTGGTGGGCGTGGCAGTGATCCTTTTCCAGACTGGCATCGGCGCGGCTATCCGCGCAGCCATCGGCTGGATCCCTCGCCGCAAGGTGCAGGAGGCAAACCTCGCTGCCGCAGCCCTCGACCCATCACGGTCAGAGGGCCTTCGTGAGTTGATCGCTGCCCGCCGGGCCAGCGACCCGCTCTTCGACGCAGCCTGGCGCAAGGAGATGGACGATGGAAATGCTGCGTAACGCCCTCGGAACCGGATTCTTCACCGCTCTCGTGTTCGTCGCCGGCGCCCTGATCGGCCCGCCGATGTGGAAGTGGCTCAACGCCAAGCTTCCTTGGTCTAAGTGAGCCTCCACCGGGTCTGCTGCTGCAGTGTCACGTCGCAGCCGCGATTGGTTCGCGGCGGCTGGTATCACTTCATCATGCTGGCATCGGACGGGTCCGTCACCGTCATCGTCGGCAATGTGCAGCAGCTCGACAACGCCGGAACGTGCGAGTACGAGACGATCCCGGGGCCTCCCCCGACCGGCCACCCGCTCACGGTGCCAGACGCTGTCAACTCCAAGCCCGTGATCGACATCGAGGCGGGTGCATACCACTGCGTCGTGCGCCACGATGATCACACCATCGCATGCTGGGGACTCAACACGATGGGACAGTGCAACGTCCCGACGACCTCGAGCAAGGGAAACCTTACTGATCCGGCCAACGCGAACCTCAAGAAGATCGTCGGTCTGCACGCGGGATACAGCACGACCGCAGTCACCTTCAACGATGGCACCGTGGTCTGCTGGGGAGACCCCGCTGTGGCGGACGTGGTGAACGGGTGGACGGACATCCTGATGAGCCCGCCTGTGCCACGGATCGACCCGCACACGAAGGCGCTCCCGATCGTCACGGACATCGACGCCGTGGCTACGGACAACGCTGCGTATTTCAAGCCAGCGCTCGATGGCGCCTACGACACCAGCAGCGAGACGGTCACCTACAACCTGCACATCGACCGCCTTGAGGAGTGGCACTCCGGGCAGAAGCCATGCCTTCCGATGTTCGACCTCGGCGTCGAGACGGACCCGCATTTGCCGATGGAACTCAACGTGGAGGCGATGACCGCGCTTCCATCCATAAACGTCCAATTCCCGAGGCGTGACGCGACAGACCCCGATCCAGCCACGCAGGCGTTCGACCCCGCATGCACATGCGAGGACGCAGGTCCCCCCGCGGGACCGTGGAGCACCGACTACATCGAGAAGTGCTGGCGCGAGTTCGTGTTCAGCGCACAGAATCAACTCTATGGCGACGGTGTGAAGTCCTGCTGCGACCTCGAGATCAAGAAGGATTTCGCTGTCGCCATGCGCAGGACCGGGCAGGTCATCACGACGCGCAACACGAACAGCAACGGAAGCTGCCCCACCGGGCAGACCGATGGGCGATCCAACTGCCGAGACTGTCTGGCCGATCAGTGGATCGACGTGTTCAACGCGAACACTACCCATGCAACAGGCGGCGGCGGAACGCTCACATGCAACTGCGCCGCGGACCAGAAGTTTGACTACGACAACGGCGGCGGCATCGTCACGACGTGCATCGACAACGGCTGTGGCTTCGGTCTTGGCAAAGTCACCCTGCTGGAGGGCATCGGATGCGTCGGCGCCAACATGGCGACCGAGCGCTTCGGCTACGACCCCAACTGGGCGAAGGCTGAACTCGGACTCAATGGGCGATTCACAAGCGCCGAGCAGGTGCGCCAGGGCAACCCGGTCTGGAACGGTGGCGATCTGAAGTTCGGCTGGGGCAACTCACGCACGCGAGTGTTCGACACCCTTGAGCCACCCGCTGGCGGCGGCAACCCGAACTGCGTGACCGCACATCCGCAAGGGAGCAGCTGCAACGATCTGTGCCCTGGGCTGACCACCTACAGCCTGACGCACGGCAGCCAGAACGACTACGGCAAGGAAGCGAAGTACGACTACCCGGTGCAGTTCTACTGCGCTGGCATCCACGGCGGCACCAACACGACCCACTGGAACAGTGCGCCGGTGGGCCTCGACTATCAGGGCGTCGCGTTTGGAGACTGTACGCCAGTGCCAAGCGCCGCGGCGCAGAAGTGCAAGGACTGTGGCGAGGACACGCGCCACTGCGGGCCGCTGCGACAGTTCGCGATCCCCAACGGCGGCGTCTTCAGCTACGGGTGCATCTACTCGCTGACGCTGGACAAGTACAACTACGACAACTCCTACCGGGCTCAGTACCGCGACTTCTACCTGCAGGACACGCCAGGCGTCTGCAGCTCAGTCGAGCCGACTGCGTGGAGCTGGGGCCGGATGGGCTCGAAGCCGTGGGGGCCGTGGCACATGGGAGTGCGTAACGGAGTCGGCGATGCCTTCAACCGCAAGGGCAACGTCTGCCACTGCTGCGCATGCGAAGGTGGTGGCGGAACGAGCGGGCAGATCGCTCCCAGCCCGGGATATCCCGTGGTCGTGGTGCCGTACCACTCGCAGGACTGCTTGAACAATGCAATCGGGTACAGCGTGAACGGCGTCTACGACCAGATCGATAAGGTGCTGGGGACGCTGTTCGGCATGCCGTGGGAACACAACTGGCAGCACACGTTCGACCAAGGAAACCCGCTCAACGGGTCGGGCCCGACGTGCAACCCGGACTGCTTCCATGTCTGGAAGGGTGCCTGCTGCGTGGGTGTCAACCAGCCCTGCAGCAGCGCCACGATGAAGGCCAACCCGTGGACGGGCACCTGTACACCGGCGACGGTTGACCAGGGCTACTCGTACTACGGGTCCACCTTCGGCATGTACCACCCGCCGCGCAGCGTCGCGAGCACGCGCATGGCGTTCGCGGTCATCCGTCCAGACCACCGGACCTACGAGCTGGTCGGAGGAAACCTCCAGCGCGTCGAGAAGACCAACAACAGCATCGCGCAGCCCGGGCCCACGACCTACGGCAAGGACGAAACGCAGTACGAGGTGTGCGATTACACGACGAACGGTTGCCCTGGCACCGAGAACGAGTTCGGCGAGTGCGCGACGCCGTGCGAGGATCCGCGGGAGCCGCTGCAGCAGACCTGCGCGGAGGTTCGCACCGAGCACATGCTTCACATCTGGGGAAGCCTGTGGGATCCTTGCCCCCCCTGGCCGCGGGTGTGCTTGACGTGCGAGACGCTGGAGGAGAATCCCACCAGCGAGACGCCGTGCTGCGATCCTGCAGTCACGAACCCGGAGGATCCTGCGTTCTGCTGCGACCCTGCTGAGGATCCAAACTGCGACTGTGATCCTCGCCTCAACGGGCCGTGCGACTGCCCGGCCTACCCGACGTGGACGCGAGTGCCGACCACCACCAAGATCGGCGGCTCGGCGCCAGCGCCGAACACGACGAGGAACAGCGCCATCGGCTCGTGGCAGACGATCAGCGGCAACAAGGTCTGGGTCATCACGGATCCGCAGGACTGCTGGTGCGGGCATGTCGGTGCGACCGAGTGCATGGATCCATTGCCGCTCGGCCTCTGCATCGACTGCACCGAGCACGTCCAAGACTTCGAGACAACCAGCGACTATTCGCACTTCAACGGATGACAAAGGTCTGGTACTACAAACCGGCGCCCATCGAGACGCAGCAGGAGCGGCGCGAGATTGTTCAGCGGATCATGGGCTCACACGTCGATGCCGCCGAGCACATGCGCAAGCAGCGTGAGATCGAGGCGAAGCGCCGTGCAGCAGCCAAGCAGGGAGTCGGATCCAAGGTCGCGAACTATCTCAAGACTGAGGCGAAGCACGCGATACAGGGTCCTGCTCCAGCGGCCGTTGTGGAAGAGCGCATCCGGGCGTGCATGGCGTGCCCTGGGCGAGTGGACGTGTTCAACGGCGTGAAGGACGAGGGCGGCGTCGGGTTCTGCACGAAGTGCGGGTGCCCGGCCAACCAACGATCGCAACTCAGCGTGAAACTCACGCTCGCTGGCGTTTCTTGTCCGATCGGAACCTTCAAGGCCGTTGAAGGTATTGGAGGCAGCGCAGAGACCGCGCTGGAGGCTGCGAAGGGCGTGGTGACTAGCGTCGTGGCGCAGTTGCGGAAGGCGCTGAGTTGACCATTCTGTTCATCGATTCTTTCGTGTTTGACCAGAATGTCGTAGCGGCGATTACGACGATCAGAAAGACCGCGACCGCGATGTAGATCAGGATTCGCTTGAACGTTCCTGCGTTCTCCTGACTCTCGGCCTCTTCCATCTCCTGCAGCTCGCGCAACTGCATGGTCTGCCGGACATGGTTGCGCAGCAGCTCCTCTTCGATGATGCGCTTCTTGTCGGCTTCGCTCAGTCCACCGGGTTCCTGCATGCTGGGCATGGTTTGTCTCCTCGGAAAGTCCATTCAGGCTAGCGGACCCGGATCCCCCCACGTCAAGCCTATTTCCGGGAAGATTCTGCACCATGATCGTCCGGGTCATCGTAGAGTTTTGCGTGGATTCAACGTGCGCGCCGGGGACGGACCTCCGTGCGCAGGTAGACGCATGGATTGCGTTTTGCCGGGATTTTGACGGGCAAGCCGCCCGTCACTGCCGTCAGCAGGCGGTCTGGGTGCGGCAGTGGCTTGACCATGTTGGGGCCCGGGAACCGACCCCTGCTACCTGCGTGGAATGGCTGCGCGATGTAACACGGCGTAACACGCTTGCGCCGCAGACCATCCGCAACAGGATTACGGCGTGCCGCAGGTTCTGCGGCTGGCTGGTGGTTCAGGATGTACTGAAATCAAACCCGTGGGCGTCGGTACCGGCGCCGCGCGGCCGCACCGGGCAGGGACAGGACGCACTGACCGACGAGCAGGTGGAGGCCCTGGTTGCCCACGCCAGGCAGCAGGCCCAGCACGGACGGAAGCCAAGCGACCGAGCCAGTGCCTTGAACCGGGCCAACCTCTACCAGTTCCTGCAGCTGACGGGCCTGCGCCGCGGCGAGGCCCGAGCCCAGATGTGGAAGGACATCGACCTGCAGGCGCGCACCATGATCATTTCACACGACAAGGCGCGGCGGCGCGACGCCGTGCCACTGTGTGCCAGCGTCTGCCAGTTGCTGTCAGGGATTGCCAAGCGCGGTCCCAAGGTCTTTGACCGCATCGTGACAGACAAGGCGCTCAAGGCCGATCTGGCTGCCTGCGGTATCACCGGGCGGTACTCGTGGCACAGTTTCCGGGCTGGGTACATCACCAGCCAATTCGAGGCAGGGACCCAGCCAGAACTGATCCAGCGCCTGGTACGGCACCGCTCTATCGACCAGACCCACCGGTACTTGCGTCACAAGGAGGAACGGCTCCGGGATGCGGCCGAGCGTCGGGGTGTGAAATCCGGGAACTTTTGTGGGAGTGAAACTCGTGCGGTCGATAGGTTACGCACGGATTCAACAATGGCCTCTGGCGCAACCACTTCAGCGAACTCTTCGACGACCAGCGCGAGCCTCGCGCCCACGGCCGTTGAATCCACCTCTCGCGCTGGTCTTCGATCTGTTCGCAGCCGTTCGTCCGTCTCCCGACAAACACAGCAGGCCCGCGCGATGCGCGAGCCTGTGTGTGCGAGTCGGGGTGACAGGATTTGCACTGACACCCCGATAGGGATGGCGGAACGGCTCTTGGAAGCGGCCACGCTGCTGATGCAGCAGGCCATGCAGCTGCTAGCGCAGCAGGGAGCCACTTGTGAGCAAGGAAGCAACGATTCAGGCCCGGGTGTTGTGGGCGAAGAAGGCCGAGGACGTGAGTATCGCCATGCACAACCTCGCAAGCATGGGCGACACGCTCGAAGCGACGAAGATCCAGCTGGTCGCTGATCAGCGCCTGGGCGAACTGGTCAACCTGCTGCAGCTCCGCACCCGCGGCGCGCATGCAAGCGCGAATCAGGTCGTGGCCGCATGCGATGACATCATCGCTGGTCGCATCGCCAAGCAGGTTCCGCTGGTCTCGCTCGGCCAGGGCGACTACCGCAAGGACATCTACGAGGACGAGTCCGCGGTCAAGGCTGGCCTGATCCGCTCGCGATGGGCTCAGGCTTGCGCCCTCAGTGTTCGCCGCCTTCTGGGGGTGGCGTGATGACGCAGGAGCAGGTGGCAAGCGTTCTCGGGTGCAGCCCGCAGACGGTCAGCAGGGTCGAGCATGAGGCGCTGGCGAAGTTTGCCGACGCCATCGTGGAGTTGGCAGAGGCCGACGAGCGGTTCATGGTCCTGCTTCAGGAGGCGTTCCGATGCACGAACTCAGCGATCTAATTCGCAGGCGCATCGTGCACGGGATGCCAGCGGCCGAGTACCACGCGGTCGATGCCATCGGGTCGACCACGGTCCGTGACCTCATCACATTGACTCCTCGCAAGGCCAAGAACAAGTTGAAGCGTCGGAAGCAGGACGCATCGCAGGCGCTGGGCACGGCTTTGCACGCCGCAATCCTTGAGCCGCACAACTTCCTGAATCAGATTGCGATCGCGCCCGATGTGGATCGGCGCTACAAGGAAGGCAAGGAGCGCTGGGCGTCGTTTCAGGAGACCGCGGCCGGTCGCACTGTGCTCACGCCCGACCAAGGCGAGCAGCTGCGGCGAATGAAGGAAGCATTCGACGCGTGCAAAACTGCCACGGCCCTGCTGCAGAAGTGCCAGCAACGGGAGGTTTCGATTTTCGCTGACGACATCGTGCCAACAAAGGCAAGGCTTGACGCCTATTGCGATGGGATCGTTGTGGATATCAAGACCACTTCCTTCCCAGCTGATAAAGACAGTTTTGAGCGTGCCGTTGAGCACTGGGGATACGGAGTGCAGGCGGCTGCTTATCGGCGCGTGTGCAAATTGGCTCACCTTGATTTCAAGCACTTTATGTTTGTCGCAATTGAGACAAACACAGACTACGAAGACGAACCTGGAGTGGCTGTTTATCGGCTAGAGGATGAGGTCATTGACCTGTACGACCATCAGGTCGATCGATCACTCAAGATTTGGAAAGAGTGCATTGATAGCAACCATTGGCCGTCGCACCCTGACAAGGTTGTGGCCATTGGCATTCCAGCGTGGAAGCGTCGGCAGCTGCAGGAAGGACAGGTGGCAGCGTGACAAATCATCAACCGCTAGACCCAGCGACCGACGAAGCGTCACAGGTCACGATCCCGGCCACGCGCAGCGAGTGCGCGAATCCGGTCGAGGCTGCGCTATGGCGGGCCTTGCGCGAGGCGAGGCGCGAGCGCGACGAGGCGAGGCGGGAGGTGTGCGTTTGGCAAACCGGGAAGACCGGCAGCGCATTGCAAGACTATGCCAAATTACGCGGCT